TCCGGTCAGTTTTGCCAATCTGTTTATAGCCCACTCAGGTCCACTTGTAATGATGACCCACATCACTCCCCTCCCGCCGCGTCCAGCGCGGCTTTTGTCTTGTGCTCCGGGCACCTCACGATGAGGTTGCCGTCCAGATCCTTGCGGTACAGCCAGCCGGCTTGTTTGATCCAGTTGACGCATTCCCGTGCGGTATCTCCAGAAGCCGATAGCCGCGTCTTGCAGCCGGATACATCGCAAAAAACATCCGCATCAACGTTCCAAAAGACTGGCATCTGGATTTTTCTCCTTCCCACCCTTCGTGCAACCCGCCTTAGTATGGCGCACGAGCCATACCAGGGTGACCCACTTCTTGCACTTGGGGCATTGCACATAGTCGTAGCGATAATCACGGCTCATTTTCATTTACCGCGCACCAACCCTCAGCCACGGATCGTCTAGCGTCAGGCCGATGCCTGCGACCGTCATGCCGATAATGAGCACGACACCCACCAGCAACAGCACGCAGCCGATGGCGTAGTGCCCGACGACGCGCTCCGTGTCCGGGCGTCCTTCCATGTACACATCCACGGCCAGCGCCGCGTCGGCGCGTGCTGCGGCGGCGCCACCCGCGGCGAGCAGGACGGCAACCAGCAGCATGATCCCGGCGATAACCGGCTGACCCAAGAAAAACACGACAATCGCCACGAGGCCGAGCAGCGTCGGCGCGATCTGCAACTGCTCGTCGCGGTCGTGCACGTCATGGAGTCGTTGCGCGATGTACTCGTCACGCTGGTCGTCCAGGTTCATGCGTCACCGCCTAGCATGGCAAGCAGTTGGCGGTACTGTGCGGCCCGCGCAGCGATCCACGCAGCGTCCCGCGCAGCGATCCACGCAGCGTCCTTTGCAGCGACCCACGCAGCGTCCCGCGCGGCGGCCCACGCAGCGTCCCCCGCAGCGTCCTTTGCAGCGACCCACGCAGCGTCCTTTGCAGCGGCCAACTCGCCATCTGTGGCCTCACCGTTGGCGTAGCGTTCGGCAACGTCACACGCCGCGACACTGCGCCGGTCGGGCTTATTGACCAGCCTCAGTGCCTCGCGCGCACACCACACGGCAAACAGGCGCTGGGTGCGTTCGTTCCACGCCGTTATCTCGCGCACCAGGCGCGCCCCGCGCACAATTATTTTGTTGTCTACGTCGATGCGTTCGCCGCGGTATTCCGCAACAAACAGCCGCTCGGTTAGCCATTCCAGTACCTGGGCATCATCGGCCAGGTGATAGCCGTTCTCGCAGGCGACCAACTCGCCCACAATTGCGGGCATCCATTCGCCTGGCGTCCATGTGCCGTCTGCGTTTCGCGTCGGCAGTGACCATTGCAGGTTGCCACCATGAAAAGAGCAGCCATGTGCATCAAGTGTCTTGTAGAGTGTCATGCGTCACCTTCAGTCTTGGCTATCTCAACCTCGATGCGCCGCCGCAGGTCGGGCAGTCCGCATGTGCACGGATCGCCGTACCCATCACAGAGACGACAACCGGCTGAGTGTGTGTCGAGTTCTTCGTATGCTTCGCCCAACAGACCGCGTAGTCGTTCGACTTCATCCAACAGGGCGGGCACGTCAGCGCGGGCGTGGACAAGAAAATCAGCGACAGGCTCAAACAACGATCTTGCTCCCAACGCAAGGGGCGTACCCTCCGCGTTACGCAGTGTGACCGTTATGTCTGTTACAACGACATGGAACGATGGTAATTTTTCGCACCGCTCACGAATTGCGGCTAGTTCTGCGTTTGTCATGCGTCACCGTCCTCGTAATACCGGCCGGTCTCCCGGTTGAACTCCTCCAAGCGCCCCTTGCACGCCAGCCAGCGATCATACGTCTCATCATCCATACACGGCCGGTGATAGCGTCGGCGCTCCAATCCACTCAGCCCGAGCCGCTTGCGCAACTCACTTTCGCCGCGCTTCGAGATCGTGCCAGGCGTGTTCTTGGCCACCGCGCAGAGTGTTGTCGCATAGCTGGCAGGATAGCCAAGCTCATCAGCCAGCTTGCGCCACGAAGCACCGTTCTTGCGCTCTGTAAGCTGCTGGACTGTTGATGTGTATGCTAATCGGCCCTGTGCCATTACGTGTCTCCTTGGCGTGTACAATGAACCGTACAGCGATTCTCGGTCAGCGGGTCAGCAGCAATATCTGCGTCTGCAAGGCCAACTCGTTGGCCCGGTCCGCGGTCACCGCAACACCACCCTTCGAGTGCGCGAGGCGAGTCAGGAAGTCACGTCCACTGGCATGATCTTCCGGGCCCACATACACCACGTCGATCAGGCCGCGGAACTTGGCCGCCTCAGCGAGCGCCCCGGCCGCGTCGTCCGGCTGCCCGTCAGACACGATCACAAAGCGCACGTCGCCCGTGTCGGCCATGCGGGCGAACCTGAGCGCACCAGCCAGATTGGTACTCCCGCCCAGCATCGGAGGTGCGCCACTTGGCACGAAGAGTGTCGAGTCACTGAACGCGAGAATCGCGATCTTGCCCGGCATACCGTTCTGCAGGGCGGCCAGCTCGTCGAGCGCCACGTCATAGCGCGATCGGCCGCCGCGGGAGTCGCATGTGTGCATACTGCCGCTCACATCCACCAGGACAACCACATCCGCATTGACGAACGATTCCGCGATGCTGGCGCCGGTGCGCTTGGCGACCGCGGCGAGCGAACCCGGGATGATGGAAGTGTTCATACCCATGCCTCCTGGAATCTGTCAGCACCCAGAGGCCAGGAGACGTTCAGCGTTTGACCGTACTCGTTGGTGATGTCCTCCCAGGCCAGGATGCGCTCGATCACAAACTTCAGACTGGCGACGCCCTCACACATGATGAGCCCACATCTGAGTGGGGACCGGTATGTGTGCAGTTGGTCTAGTGGATTGACAACCCTCTGCACACCGAGGGTGGCCGTCAGTCTGAGTCCAGCGTCGTATCTGGCCCTCTTTGCCGGATCGCTCAGTAACTGGTAGGCGTCCGTGATGCGTCTGAACACTTCGGCCGCACCCGGCTCTTTGCAGATGTCGGGATGCCATTGCTTACTGAGTCTCCGATACGACTGCTTGACCGCCTGGCTGTCCGCGTCCTGCTTGACTGCCAGGACCTGGTACAGCGTCGTCTCTTCGTCCGGGCGACGCGGTGCATCGAACCACTCACGGAGCACCTTCTCCGGGAACATGACTGTCCAGCCACCATCTGCCCAGCCGAACGCGGAGCGGTCATCACCGCCCCGGTCCTTGCTGCTCCCGATGTAGCGCACTTCGACAAGTCGCGTCTCTAAAGTGGGGCGAACTGTGACAGTTGGTGCGATGATCCGTTCACCTAGATGCACTTGCGTGAGTTCAACTAACGTGTTCGCGTGGCTGGGTGACACGCGCCAGGCTTTTTGCGTCCCGTCCCACTGGCGGTCACTTGGCGGGATGTACCGCTTCAAGTCGTCGAGCAGACCCTTGTTGTATGGGGTGCGCCAAACAAGAACGGGGCCGTCGAGGGTGATGGTGCTCATCGCGCCCTCATCACCGTCGCCGTCACAATATCCCCATCCCGCAGCGTCTTGAACCATTTGTAATAGGACCCCTCGTACCACGCCCCGTGGTACACCGTCGCCAGCGTCCCGCAACAGCAGGGACCATAACAGTACACGTCCTCGATGGCTCCCCGGACCTTGATCGTGTACGGCGGGTATGCGCCCGCGTTCACCGCCACGACCACCAGAGCCAACAGGACCACGACGACCAGACACACAAGTGCACCCTTCAGATACAGATTCATGCTGAGTACCTCCCCCGGCACTTCTGCCAGAAGTCACAGTAGACCGGCCCGCACTTCCACGAAGCCGGGTTCAGCGGGAACACCCCGGCGTCAATCCCGGTCCAGACCGACCTGACGACCTTGAACAGGAACAACAACTCACCCGGCCGATGCAGTGTTTCCATGACCTGTACTTTTGGCTCTTTGGTTTTGACGAAGACGACGTGTCGGAACTTCCAGCCGTGAAAGTTCATCCCGGCCTGGTTCAGCGCCGCGAGGTAGAACAACCCCTGGAGAGAGTCGGACGCCTTGTCCGCGGTCCAGGAACGCGCCGACGTCTTCAGGTCACACGGCACACCGTCAGCCGCAATGAAATCAATGTAGCCGATCACCGGCACCGGCACGCCCGGCACACTCAGCGTGACTTTCCGTTCTACCATCGGGCCAGTCTCATCTTTGCGAGCGTGCAGACCAGCGATTGCTGCGGCCACCCCCTCGTTACTGAGCAACCGAATGCCATCATTGAAGTGCACTTCCGGCGTGTCGAATCCCCAATCAACTTGGTCACGTTCGAGGGCTTTCGGCCAGGCTGTCACCCAGTTTTCGACAGCCGGTTGACCAGTGACGAGTTCCTCCTCCACCGCGCTATGGAACGCGCTGCCGAACACCAGCGCGGGCGAGGAGGCGGTCGGCTCTTTCGCAACGTACTTGCGCCGCCACGATTCGGGACAGTCCAGGAACATCGAGATTGACGAGTACGACAGATGGTCAATCACGGAGCACCTCAAAGGTGTTGGTCACGGTGTAGTTCTGGCGCAGGGTGCGCAGCTCCTCATTCAGGTCCGAGGCCATCTGTTGCAGGCGGGTCCGATCATCCGTAAGCTGGTTGTTGCGCATCTCAAGCGCACCGATCTTCTGTTCCAGCCGGTCCGCTCGGTGGCCGATGCTTTCAATTTCATCGACCAACTTCTCGATGTAGTCAGACAGCACCTGGGCGTGATGCTTGCCCCGCTCCGCTTTCACGCGCAGCCAGGCCAGTGCGAGCGCCTGTTCGTCGAATGGGTTCATATGGCCGCCAACTTCTGCGCCACCGCCAGCACGTCCTCGTCCGTCATGGGCAGCCGGCCCTCGTTGGCGACCAGAATCTGCTCTGCGGTGTAGCCGAGGTCCAGCAGGTTCTCCAGGGTGAATGCGGCAGCCGGAGCTGGTTGCTCAGTAACAGCGACGGGCGTCACGTCGATGATGTCGCCATCCTGCGTGAGCGCCATGCCGAACTGTTCGGGCATCTTGAGCATCGCCGTCATGCCGGCAGTGATGTCAGGCGCCACCACGTCGGCCGCGAAACCGACCGCGCGCCACATGCACATATTGCGCGGGTAGTTCTCCCAGCCCGACTTCGGCTTGACCAGCCCGGCCCGGTGCGCATCCTCCATCGTGAAGGCGGCGGTGTACTCGAACCCGTTGCGCCTGGCCATCGTGCAGGTGTGGCCGAGGTAGGCGCCCGACTTGTCGAGCAGCTCGTGGATCTCCAGCTTCGTGATCTCGGGCGACGCGTGCAGCAGCGCCAGGGCGCCCATTGGCTTGAGGCTCGGCCGCCCTTCCACCACATGGATGAACTCGAACGAGGCCGTGATACTGAGTCCGAGTTCGTATCCCTTCAGCATGATCGCGGCCGCGGCCTCCACCGAGGTCACGCCGAACAGGCGCGAGCGGTGCAGCACCGGCGCCATCTCGTTGATCATTCCCCAGATCGAGGGGGTCAGCTCCCGTGCCCCAGACACGGTCAGTGCGAGGTTACTTGCCATTGCCGTTCTCCTTGTCTTGTGAGAAGATCATCGCCAGTTCCCAGCCGTCGGGCACACCTAACGCCCGCCGGACGTTGGCCTTTGTCGTGCCCCCAATGCCGGGCACGTGTTCACGCTTCTTGAGATCCAGGTCGGTCAGGTAGGCCAGGGCGTAGGCGGGCGTGTTGGCGTAGGCGAGCAGGGCCGCCACGCGTTCCAGCCCGATGCCGGGCAGCGCAGCCAACACCGCCTCGCCGGGGTCCAACAGGGCGAATCGCTTGGCCGGCCGCTGCTGGATCGTGTCGCCCCGGTCGCGCTGCCCGAGCCCGATCACAGTCGTCTCGAACTTGTCATCGGAAGAGTGGATCACGAACACGCCCAGCTCCTGGCAGGTCAGCAGCGCGGCCTGGACCGCCTGGTAGTTCCAGCCCGTCAGCCCGCGCTCAGTAACAGCATGACCGTCCGTGCCGCGCCAGATTGCGCCGCAGACGATCAAGTATGCGTAGGGCGTCAGTTGGTGCAGGCGGGCAAGTTGTTCGTACAGGCGACCGTCTTTGAGCGAGCCGAGCAGATCGTCGGCGGTCTTGCGCTCGATGGCCAGCAGACAGCCGTCGTCGGTGGTGGCCAGCACGTCGCCAGTCTCAAGTAGCGTCACGCTGGTCGGCGTGTTGCCGAAGGAGAGGTCTTGCAGCCACTTGGGTTCCCGTTGGTCGATCATTACCGCACTGAGCATCTTGGCCTCGCTTTTGCACAGCGCCCCGTCGGGGTCGGTGAAGAACGGCGCATGGGTAGCTTGTCCCCGTCACGCCCGCTGCCACGATTCCTCAGGCACAGCGGGCATGTTTGCCGGACCTCGGCATTACGGCATCTGGCCTCCTTTACTGAGCGATCCTGCTGCCGCCCCACCGTCTAGGGAACTCGATGCTTCCGGTTCCCAGGCGCTACAGCCAATGTCACGCATGGGGCAGCACACAGTCTCAACCCTCACAATCGAGCAGCAGCTCGTCAACCGTGGCGCGTTCGGCTTCGTCCGTGAACCACTCGATCTCGTCAATCGGCATGTCGTCTGTCGGTGCGTGCGGCGTCACGAACAACGCGTGTACCAGGTCGTCGACCGTGGGGCCGAAGACCAGATCGGGCAGATCAACCACCGAGATGACGCGCATGTTAGTTCTCCGTTTTGACGTAGTTGTTCTCAGCAGCCCAGGCTGCCAGTTGGTCAGCGTCGAACACCTCTTCGGGCGCATAGTTTGAGCCGATGAACTCAACCACTCTGCCAGCGTCAACATTCAAAGTGATGAGGCCCATCAGTTCTGCTCCCAATTCCCGGTCTTGGGTGAAGCTGGTTTTGAGCGGCATCTCACGCCGCCTTGCTCATCTGGTCGAACGCGTAGGCGTCCAACAGTGCCCGCACCTCGGGCGACTGGACAGTGAAATGCTTGGCCAGCATCGGCATGTTCGCGATACGCGCCGCCAGGGTGTCCTCGTTGCCGGCCACCGCGTTGACGAGCACCTTGACGAAGGCCAGCGCGGTCTCCTTCTCCTTCGCCGTGCCCGAACCGTTCCCGTTGACCGGGGTGGTCGCCGGTTCCGTGCCCGAGCTGACCGACTGATTGAGGTACGCCGCGCGGCAGGCCGCCTCGTCCGGATACGCGGCCGTCACCTTGAAGGTCAAACTCTCTTTCGTTTCGCCGTTCTTGTCCGTGTAGGTGCGCCCCTCGGGCACCAGGGTCAGCTTGACCCAGGCGTTGTTCAGGTTGCGCAGCGACAGCCCGGCCGCCTTGATCGACGGCAGGGTGATCTTGGGCCAGGCGCCGAACTCGGCCACGTAATCGCGAAACACGTCACGCGTCACGTTCTGTTCCGGCAGCGGCAGGATGCCGAGCTTGACCGCGGTGCGGCGTTCGTCGAGCTTGTGCATCTGCGGGTCGAATGGCACCTTGCCGGCGCCCTTCTGGAGCACGCAGTAGTACACGTCGAGTACGGCTTGTCCGTAGTATTCGGGCAAGGAGACCTCTGGGTTCTCAGCAGAGTCCAACGGGTCCTGATAGGTTGACATTGAAGTTACCTTTCTCTCGTGTGTGATTGGATAGCATCTGGATGGAAGTTCAACAGCCTCGTTTGTGCTTTCAGCATCTCCTTCCTGGCATCGAGCACCTCGTTGATGATGCCCTGTTCGTAGTCCGTGCGGGCCCATTGCACCAGCTTCAGGAGCGCACACCGGAGGTGTTCATCGGCGCCGATCATGCCGGCAATGATGTCTTCCACCGCGCGGCGTTGCTTGTCACTCATCGAGGAACGCCTTGCGGATCACCCGTGCACGCAGGGCTGCGTCGATCAGATACGCCAGCCCGGTCACCAGGCCGGCCACCGCAAAGAGAATCAGGAAACCGAGCCAGATCTGGCCGTAGCCGCTCGGTAGCAACCACACCGCAGAGCCGGCCAGGATCGCCAGGCAGCCGATCGCGTAGGCGGCCAGCCGGTGCAGCTTGACCGGCCAGGGAAACCAATGGCTCAACGCCAACAGGAGCGCCATGAGGATCAGACCGGCGGCGAAAAACTGGTTGAACATGAAGGGTGCAATCTCCGGTTTTGGGTGTAAGTTGGTGGTAGGAGGTGCCTATGCCCCGGTCCCCACCACGTAGTTGACTGCGAAACTACGCAGCGCATTTGAGATGCTCTTGCCACCGCCCAGCCCGCGTTCCCCGGTGTAACAGCCGTAGAAGCCAGGCCGCTCCCGTGCGATGACGCCGATAGGTTGGCCGTCCAGCAGCACAACCGCCTGACCGTCAACCATCTCGGTCAGCGACAGCCGGTGCAGCAGGGCAGTGCTCGGGCGCCGGGCTGGCTTCATGCTGGCGCATCCACCAGCGCGTCGATCTGCGCGTCGAGTTCCGGGGTCCAGTTCAGCGCGGCGCGCAGTTTCTCCTCCCAGTTGTCAGCCGGGATGATCCGGCCGGTTTCGATCATCGAGATATAGGTGTTGGGGATGCCGGTCTTTTCGCCCAGCTCGCCCTGCGTCAGGTTGCGCAGGTTGCGCACCACCTTCAGTCGTTGGCCTTGGAACATTGGTCCTCCTGTGTTGGCGGAAGATGTCTCCGCTATTGACGAAGCAGTTGTGCAAAAAGGGTGGAGCCAGCCGGCTCCGTTACTTACGAGGGAATCCTATCATATAAACGGAGTGTTGTCAAGTAGTTTATCAAACGAATAACAAGGGAAATGTTATACTGGTTGCCATGTCGAAGCGGAAGTCACCAGATCGAATCGTGGGGCTGGAACGCCTCGTTACTGAGCGCGTGATCCAGGCTCGGCAGGACGCTGGTCTCAACAAGCGTGAACTTGGCGAGCGTCTCGGGCTTGCCGATTCCAGCTACTCGCCCTACGAGAACTTCAGAATCTCGTTCACCATCAACATGCTGGAGAGATTGGCCCGGATCGTAGATATGCCGGTAGAATGGTTTCTGGGTGTAGAATCAGAACTCACAGATGACGAGCAGTCCCTACTCAGCATCTACCGGCGCGCCGTCAGTGCCGGCCGCGGCGACATGGTACTCAGCGTACTCAAAACCCTGGCAAAGTCGATGGAGGAATAATGCGCAGAGCGTGGTCATTCGTGGTCGCAATCGTCTTGCTCGGCATCATGGCTTTCAACCTACTACTTGGCAATCCGATACTCGACATAAAAGTCGTGGCTGTAGGCGTTGTCATCATTGCCGTCACGCTCACTTGGTGGTTCGAGGAATCCGGCCGACGTTAGATCAGCTTGCGCAACTCGGCCGCGATCCACTCCAGCAGATCGGCCAACATGCGCAGCGTGACCCGGGCCTTCCGGCGTTCGATACCCGTGACGGCAGTTTCCAGTTTGCGCTTCACAGCATACCTCTTATAGAATGGACGTTCTAATCATAGCACAGACGAACCGGGCGTGTCAACCCGCAATGACCATCGGTCAACCGAATTCGTCATGCGTGTCGGTTGACCGGCACCCACTACCGGTAGTGCAGTGAAGATGAGTGACCACAACACACGGGGCGGTGGCGGAATGGCAGACGCATCGGTCTTAAAAACCGCTAACGAAGGGGTAGTACGACAACCAGTGGTCAGGCCAGAGCATCATACCGCCAATCGCGTTTATGAACAAACCGCAACCGGACATGACCATCGGTTTAGTCTAACTCGCTTTAGTCTAAGCTGCGCATATGATGAATTCCTGTTGGATCTCGAGGCCGGCAGACGCTCACCGGGCACCCTGCGCTATTATCGGGACAAACTGGGGGGGTTCATTACCTGGTTGCGCAACGAGGATGTTACGGATATACGGGAGATCACGAGCCAGCTAATCAGGCGTTATCTGGTACAGCGACTCGCCACGGTACAACCGCTCACGGCCCATCATAACGCGGCTGTTATAAAATCATTCTGCAACTATCTGGTCAGGGAGAACCTGTTACCGGCCTCACCGATGCGCAATGTTAGGATGCCGGTTGTCGAGACCCGCATTCTGCCAGCCCTCGAAGCGCACCAGGTCAAAGCTCTCCTAAAAGCCTGCCTCACTCTGCGTGACAAGGCGATCATTCTGTCATTACTGAGCACTGGATTACGGGCGTCTGAGTTTGTCGCTTTGAACGTGGGGGATCTCGATATGGCGACTGGGGCGGTGCATGTTCGACACACGAAGACGCGGAACGAACGCATTGTCTACATCGGCGCCAGAACCAGAAAAGTCCTGGGTCAGTACCTCGCTCAGAGAGATACTAGCACTCCCGCTCTATGGGTCTCGCGTGGCAAGCGTCTCTCTGTTAACGGGCTCCATCTCATTCTTAAGCGTCTCGGCGACCGCGCCCATGTGCAGCCAGTTCAGGCGCACACTTTCAGGCGCACGTTTGCCTTGACGTGCCTGCGTTCCGGCATGAACATCTACGTTTTGCAGCGCCTCATGGGCCACAAAGGGCTCTCCCAGTTACAGCGTTATCTGTCACTGGTTGACATTGACCTCGCTCAGAGCGTGCGCGAGCACGACCCGGTTGACAGGTTGCTCTGAATTGGGCTTCTCTGTGGTGCCCTTCAGCAGTTGCTTCTCGACCTCGCGCAGACCGCGCCGCAGAGCGCGCTTATCCTCGGGCGACAGACTACGCAGCAAATCACGCAGATCACTCATTTCCGACCTCCCAGGAGCGATTGGAACAGATTGACAAGACCAAGTGTCGCATCGGTGATCTGCTGATGTCCCTGACTGGACGTGTCAAGAATACGTTGCTCAGTAACAGAGAGCGCCTTCTGGCAATCGGCAATGCGCTGTTCGATCCCCTCCAAACGGCATTCGATGCGTGACAGCTGATCGAGCGATTCGGTGCAATCCTGCGCTCGGAACATGACAAACCAGTCGCGCCAGGTCGAGCGCAACAGCCGGCGCGCATACTCGAACGCGGACACAGGTTCTGAATTGCGTACCAAATGCCGGTAGAACTTCAGGCAGAACGCATACGCTGCACTGTTGGTCACCTCAACCGTCGTACCGATGACCACCGAAACACCGCTCGATGCGACTCGTTTGGCCACATCGGCCGACAGGCAGCTCAGTAGGACTGCCAGCGTCACGCCATGCACCTGGAGCAGCTCCCCGAGCTGATCGCGTTCCAGGAACTCCTTACTGAGCGCCAGGCCGTCTGGATCGCCATGTAAGGCCGCGTGAAACACATCGTAACGGCCGCTCAACAGGGCCTGCGAAATCTCATCTTCGCTAACATCACCTACAAGCGCGTCGATGTGCAGATGCCCGGCGCTAATCATGGCCGACAGATCGGATTCATCGCCGGTTTGACCCAGATCTGTCAGCCTGTCGTTGTGGGCTGCGAGCACCAGAACCCGGTATTGCGCATCAGGCAATGAGACTACATTGACGAGCATAGAGCTTACCTTCCAAGATCAGGATCGGTTGCTGCTTCCCAACTATCACCGGATCGACGATAGCAGGCCGGCACCGGCTCCGGCATGGTCACGCTGTCAAGCTGGGTGCCGGCGGCACTGCACAGCCGGAACGTGCCGTAGGCCGGGATGGTCAGCGCCGCGCCGGTCAGATCACGCATGTCGCGGCCATAGACCACCTTGGTTTTGTCGGCGTTGATCAGCGAGTAGGCCGGGATGCGGAACGTCTGACTGGCGCCCACTACCGCACAGCTATCGCTCCAGGTGAGCATGTAGCCGCTCAGGTCGATGGCAGCCGCCGACCAGTTGAGCATTTCGATGGCCCGGTCGCCAAAGTCGACGGCGCCGTCCAGGTTGAGGTCGCTGCTTGGCCCCAGGCAGATCTCCGACAGCAACAGGCCGGCCGTGCCAGGCGTTGGCGATGGTCCAGCCGTGCCGGTCGGGGTGGGCGTCACGCTGGGCGTCACGCTCGGTGTCGGGGTGCCCGGTGTGTCAGTCGGTGTCGGGGTGGGCGTGTTGGTGCGCGTCGGCGTAGGGGTCAGGGCCGTGTCGACAGCGATTGTCAGATCGCCCACATAGAGCTCGGTCGTCGGTGGGTAGATCACCACAAAACCATTCGCGCTTGTGTTGGTGATCGTGGCCGAGGCCACCGTCCACGCGGCTCGCTGCCACAGGCCGGTGTTGGCGCGGGAGATCGACTTGGTATCATAGCCCGCGCCTTGTACCACAGAAACCGAAATGGGCGCCGTCCCGATGTCCAGATAGTCCAGCGTCAGGGTGAGATCCATCGTGCTACCGTAGTGCGTCCAGGCTGTGTCAGCGGCGATGACCATCGTCTCACCGGCCCCGATGCGCCGTGCCTGCCGGTCGCGCAAGCGTTGCAGCATGTTGAACTGCGAGGTCGCATCCGGCAATGGCGTCGCTTGCAGCGTCGCCTTCGGCGTCGGCAGCTTGTACGGCGTCGGTCCCGGCGTGCGCGGCAGGCCACATGGCAGATACGTGAAGGCGTTGGTAGCGTACACCGGATTAGCGATAGACGTGGCCGCCGCGTTGATCGTGTCACTGTCGCAGTATTGCGGATAACGTGTGGGCGTCATCACGGCCAGGTGCGAGGCGAAATCACCGCGCTGCCCGGTCGTGCCATAGGTGCCAGAGGCCCACGTCATGCCCTGCCACTCGGCATCGCGAAACGTGACCCACGCGAAGTCCTCCGGTAGCCCCAATCTGTCCCAGGCCACGTTCCAGTATTCCCAGGAGTCGTACAGATACCAGTCGGTCGTGCGCGCAACGAAGTCCGCATCCAGCGCGGCGGCGTACAGCAGTGCCCAGTAGTTCCACTCCCACTTATCGCCCGCCGCGCTCTCCGGCTCGACGCGATACTCCAGGGCCAGCGGCGCAACGGCTGTTGCCGCCTTCTCAGCCACGACAAGCTGGCCCCAACCGGCCGGCACGCCCGCGCCGTACTCGTCTGCATCCAGGCTGTCCGGCTGGAGGTGGTGCAGGCTTATACCCATCGGCGTCGGCGTGCTCATCCAGTAGCCCGGCGCGGGGGCGTCATTGTCCGCGAAGAACTTGTAACGCGCCTCATAACCCTTGTTGTAGGCACTGTCATAGCAGTTGTTCGTGGCCGCGCCAATGGCGATAGGCTTATTCGGGAACGCGGCCAGGGCTGCGTCGGTCAGGCGCGTGAGCCACGTGCGGTACTCGGTGCACGTCACCGTCTTTTCGTGCTCTTGCAGGATGGTGGCGTTATTGCAGCCGCTATGCGACTTGTTGCACTTGATCTGAAACCACTCCTCGGATTCGCCCGGATTGAGCCGCACCAACACGATCTGGTCGTTACCGCTGTAACGCGTCCCGGCCTCCGCGATCATCTGCACCAAGCGGTCCTGCACCGTGTCTGAGTCAAAGCGGATGCCGTTGTAGTAGGTCGTGCCGTCCGAGTACGGAAATTTGAACGCCATGTCGCCGGCCAGCCAGGCCGGCACGTAGATGTCGTTGTACGGATCGGCCAAGGTGCCAGACCCGCCGACCGGCCCCTGGCCCCACGGTGGCGGCAGCATCAGCGCCACGGGCCGCGAGATGACGACGCCAGGTTCGATCATGATCGTCTGTGAGGCGGCCAGTGCCAGGCAGTCGTCATAGTCCGACCAGTCGATATTACTCGTGGCGCAGGTGTCGCCGCTACAGCCGGTCGGCCCGGTGGCCCATACGCTGTCAAGCGGCTGCTTGCACTCCAGGCCCAGCGGGAAGTACGCCCCGGCCTGGTAGTCCGGGTGCGTCGTGGGCACCGCCTGCGGCGTAGAGTAGAGCCACGCGCCGAACCCCTTGTGGAATACCAGCGCCTCGCTCTGCGGCGTCGCAAGCGCCGGCAGGCTGCGCACGAGCGGCCCCGGACCGGGCGTGACCGGCAGGCTGCACGTCCGCACGATGACCGCGAGCAGAACGAGCAGCAACCCCCCGCCGATGCCTGCCGCTACTGAGCGCCTCATTGGGCGCTCCGATTGATGACGGTGCCCAGGATACGCTGCCGCGCTACCTCCAGGGCTTGCAGCGCCTCCCCGATAGTGCAGCCGCTGCTGACCTTGATCGTCCCATCCTGGTAGACCACGACGATGGGCGCCCGCTCTGCCGGTTGCTCAGTAAGTTGCTCTGTCATACGACCTCCCAGGTTACCTTGATGCCATAGATGCGCACGTCCTCAGCCGCGTCCGCGCCGGCAAAGTTGATCTGTAGGAAATGCGGAAAATCGGTCATGGTGTAGGCTGCGTCCACGATGTCGTGATTGGCGTCGCCGCTGGTGCCGTTGCCGAGATCATCCGTGTGGGCGATGGCCTCGGTCAACGTCGCGTCCAGATCACTCGCATACAGGTAGACGCTGGTGATGTAGGCCGCATTGTCGACCGTCCGGTAGTAGAGCGTGATCGACGTGACCACCACGGACAGCCCGAACCACTGATAGGGGATCGGGAACGGGAAGTTGAACGCCCCAGTGGCAGCGGTGCCCGCCGAGGCCCATGAGCCCTTGGCCTCGTACAGACGCTGCGTCGTGCCCAGGCTGCTGTTGGGTGCGACACCCTCCGCGCCGCTGATCCAGACGATGTTGCTGCCGGCCAGCTTGGCCGTGCCCTCGAACGACATGGCGCCATCGGTCGCCACCTTGACCGCATTGGTGGCCCCGCCCATGAGCACGCAGTTGGCTGAGGCATCCACGGCCAGCAGGGCCGCCGTGGTTTGACCATTGACCCGGAAATCACGATCATCACTACCTGCATTGAGCACAGTCAGGCCACGCCCATTGAAGCCCGGCAGATTCACTTCGTCGGCGGTAATATCGATCTTCGAGACGGCAAAGGCCGAACCACTGGTCTCGCTGGTTAGCGCGATCGAAGCCGAGGACCGTGATTCGATGCCCAACGGATCAATGTTGTACGCGCCCAGCAGCAGCCTGGCGTACGTCGCGCCATACTCATCTGCTACGGCATAAGCTAGGGCGTCAAAGCCGCCGCCTAGAGAGTACTTGTAACCGAGGTGCCCACATTCGACACCGCCGTATGTCCACTTGATACGGTTGGTCGGGTTATCGCCACGCTCCAGCGTGATGCCATCGTCGTCAATCACAACGTCATCACCCGCCGCGTGCACTGATCCGCTGATCACCAACCCGCCATCGGTGAACTCCAGATAGTCTGTCGCTCCCGCCTCGCCAAAGCGCACGAACACGCTGTCGGGGTCTGCATCCGAACCGCTCAGGAACGTCACAAACGGCACGTTGTTCTCCCCGCGCAGCCACAGACCGTAACGGCTGCCGCTGGCGGGGCCGACCTCCAGCGCCGGCCCGAGCGGGCGGCCCCAGCGGTTGAAGCCGAACATGGTCTGCGTCTCGCCATCGAAGGCCGAGACGACCGCCCCAGCGGCGTCCAGGAACTCGATGGTGCCGGGCGCCAGGTGCAGATGCGGCTGGTCGGCCTGGCCCAGCGTCACCTCGCTGCCCTGCCATTGCGCCTGCAGCGTCGAGCCGTACAGCATGCGGATGCCGTTGGTCTCGTCGATGGCCAGCCAGTGCGAGCTTTCGCGGCCGAACACTGAGCCGTACAGCGCAGATGTGTAGTCGTACAGGCCGTTGAGGTTGCCGATGGCGCCGTGCGTGATCGTTACATCGCGCATGACCCAGGCCGACTGCGACAGGTCGTACCACCAGTGCTTCGTCAACGGATCGCCCAACAGCAGATCGCCCTGCTCAAACGTCGCCTCGCCGATCGTCACCTGTTGCGGTATCTCGAACAGCATCGAATCCGAGCGGGCGCCGGCGGTGAAACCGACCGCATGATAGCTGGCCGAGGCCGCCCCGCCGCGCTCCTCCACCCGCACCCAGTCGCCAGGCTGGTAGTTGTCATTCGGCCCGGTGTAGACCTGCACCGTGTTGCCGCCGATGTTGCACGACATGCGCCCCAGCGGGCGCCCGTTAGCGTCCAGCGTGACGCTCTGCACCAGGGCCGGCAGGATGGCCCGCCGCGCCTCAAACCGTTCGCGCAATGCCCTGCTGACACGTCCGCTCATTATGGCATCCCCATGTAACTGCGTAGATCAAGTGTGGTTTCAAACTGCTGGCGGTCCTGATCATAGCGCCAACGCCTGGTTACGCGCTCAATAATCCACTGCCCAACATACCCGTCGCCCCGGTCGATCACTACTCGTTGGCGCGGCTGGCACCAATCACCGATGCCCTTGACGATCAGCTCGACACGCACTTCCATGCCCATTTTCAAATAGGTGTAGAAGGCCAGGTTGATGGCGGCGATCTCGTCACGCAGCGTGACATCCGTGATTTCGGTCACCTGTGAGCCGGTTGCGGTGGGTGGGAACACCATGCGCGGCAACACCGCCCCGCTTGGATCATGTGCCATGACAGCCACGCCGGTCAGTGTGCTGCGTTCGGCTGCACTGCGCAGCTCGCCTCGCACATCGCTGGTCGTGAAGATGTAGAGTGGCATCGGCGGGCTTTCCAGACCCGTGCCTGAAGGCCACCAGGGGTTACGCTCAAACGACACCTGGCCGGTCGGTGCGTAACGCACTACGCAGCCATGCGACCGGGCCAGGTCGGCCAGTACGGTTGGCACCGGTCGCACCGCAGTGGCCACGTTGCCGATCACGCCCCAACTGTCGCCGGTGTTGTCCGTGAAGTCGGCTGCAGCCAGCCAGGTGTAGCTGTCCAGCAGATAGGCCGCCAGATCGGCCACCCTGGTCGTGCCGATAGTAGGTGCGAAGGTCCCGCCAATTTCCATGTCCGTACCGCGAGCTAGCAGCTCGTTGACTTTGGCCCGACCGTCGCCCCACATCGCGTCGATGGCGATCAGGAACGTGCGCACCCAGCGGCCCGCGGTGGTTGGGCTCGGTGGCAACAACTGGATTTTGATGTCATAAACCGCCCCGGTCTCGATCAGCGTCGTGCCCGAGAACGTACCGTTCTCAATCGTGTAGAAGGGCTCGACGTAGTCGACCCAGAACGACGCCTCGTCATACGTGCGAATATCGGCGTATGGGCTGGTCCAACAGCGCAAGCGTTTGATTCTGGGCAGGCCTGGCGGGCGGCGCACCGTGATGTCTGACAGACGCCAGCCGGTCTGGGCGCTGGCGTCGACATAGGGATAGACCGCGGCTCCAATTGCATGATCCGCACTGATGTTGCTCACCCCGGTCAGCGTGTTGGCCGTGCGCCCGGTGTAGTCGAACACATCGCCCTCGCAGACGCCCTGGCCGGCCCATGGCCAGCCCTGCGCGCCCTCCGCGAACGTAAGCGTCGTGCTGGTCGTGGTGGCCTGCACCGTCAGCGTCGATTCATGGGGTGCCAGTTCAACCTTGAACCAACGCGCCGACGTTTCTGAGAAGTAATCCCCCGGCGAAGGGATGCCGGCCGTCCACTCCGCATTCGTGCCAGAGTCGCCGCAGGCCGGCACACGCCGGATGCTCTGGCCGGCCACCAGGGCCGAGATGTCGACCGGCGCGCCGGTCCACTGGCTCCAATCCGCCCCATCCGGCCCGGTCACGCTGGTGCCCCACTTCACGGCGTCCTGGAAACCGCCGCCGTAGAAGGTGGCGCTCTTCTCCCACCAGAACACCCAGCCGCCCGTCGGGTTGAGATCAAATTGGCAATACGCCGTGTCGACCGAAAGGAACTGATAAGTGGTGCCGTCGATAGTCTGGTCGTAGACATCTAGCAACTCGGTCGGTGAGAGTGTGTCAGTCTCCAGCACGATAGCCGCCTGCTGAAACGAGCCGACGTAACTTTCGGCCAGCGCCCGGTTGCGGCAGACGATCATGAACTCGTAGGCCCCCAACGTCAGGTTGGAGTCCGATTTAGCCAGTTGGATGTGGCACTCTTTGCCGGCCGCGGTATAGGCGATCAAGTGTTGGCGCTTGAGCGGCAGCGGGTACTCGGTGTTGTTGAAAATCTCGATCCACCAGACGTTGGCCGCGGCGTAGCCCGCAACCGGCTTGAAGAACACCTCGTTGATCTTACATGCCGCGGCCTTCGTGTCGCCGGTGATCGAGGGCGGCAGCTCGGAGATCCAGAGCGTGTTCATGCGACCGTCGATCATCTTGTCGGCGCTCACGTCGACCGTCGCCCCGACGAACTCACCATTGCCGGCCTCGGAGGCCGGTGTGACCAGCGTATCAGAAGGGCTGATGCTGGCGCCATCGATCAGGTTGATCGCGCCGGCCACCAGGCGCGGCGCGTCGTGGCGCTCAAGCTGCGTGTCTGTCCCGCCGAACGTGATGTCCCAGTTCTCACCATTCCGGTAATCGTTGGCCCAGTTATATTTCGTGACCGCGCCCAACCATTCCAGCGTCCAGCCGGTATCGTAGACACCGCGCGTATAGCGCACGAAGCCGGCCACGGTCATGCCCAGACTCAACAGGGTGCTGTCGTAGTCCTGTCCGCGCAGATCAGCCTGCCAGTACTGACGGTCCTCATCCCACTGCTCAGTAAAAGAGCCTTCCCAATACACGCTGTCCGTGATCTCGGTCCAACCAGCCGGGGTCGTGATTACTGAGCCAGCAACCGTCCAACCGGTGGGTGGTTGCACCTGGTAGTGCGCCAGGGTCAGCGTGTTGTACTGCGTGCCAGACGCGAAATAGCGATGACGCACGGTGAACTGGTCAGCCGTCGTATTGGCGATCTGGTCAGCCGTCAGGGCCGTCATGTTGTTACCGTGACCTGGTCAATCACGATTTCGCCGTCCATGTACCATGTGCGGGCAGCGGTCGCAGTAGGTTGGACCTGGCTGAACGTGGGTCGCAGCAACGTACCCGTGTACTTGACCCACGTCGCCGTGCGCGGATCATACGCGGTCAACCCCGTCATCGTGGCGCTCAGGTCGGTTACGGCGGAGAAGAACGCCAGCCAGAACGCCATACCCGTCCCGATCATGCGCCCGAAGCGGATCACGATGCGCGGCGAGCCGATAGCGGCACATGGCAAACCGGTCCCGTCTCGGGCCGTAGCCGCAGGATACTCGACCACGATGGACCCCTGATCATCGTCAGGGTGCGCGGTATCCGGCACATCGACCCAGGTGCCGCCCGTCTTGTACTGGAAGTTTCCCATGCCCCACCTACTCGGTCAGCGCGTTCAGGACCATACTTTCGACCATTGCGGTAAACCGGGTTGACATGCGCGCCTTCGCAACCATGCCCTCCTCCAACAGGTCCCAGGCCGCCGCACCGCGCTTCGTCAACTCCTTGCCTTTACTGAGCAACTCAGCATCAATAGCCGAAGCCAGCGAAGGCACGAGCTGCCCGCCCAGGTCGAGCTTTGGCGCCGTGCCCTGGTCGGATGCACCGCCCATACCAAGCATAGCCTTGATGAGCTTCGGATCCGAGCCGCTGGCCTTGGCGAGATCCGCGGCCACCGCATCCATCATCGCCTGGCCCAGCTGCGCCTGTTGAATCTGCTCGGTCAGCTTGGTCTTGTCGACCATCTGCATCACGCTGGCGTCCCACTGACCCGTCTGGAACTTCTGGATGATGTCCTTCGCCCCTGCCTGGTCCACCCCGTACTTCGCCGCGGTGTCGCCCCACGTCCCGTTTTGCACGAATGCCTGTAGGCGGTAGATGTCCTCAAAGGCCCCGTTCTGCCCCGGTGCGTTGGGCCCCTGGCCACCGCCCGGCCGCAGATCGGACAAGCCGACGGAGAACTGCATGCCCTGGGCCAGCCTGCTTTTCATGTCTGACGTCAGGTCGTTGAGTGCATCGGTCATCGAACTTTTCCAACTGCTGGCCGCACTCTTGGCAACCTGTTCATTGGCCCGCTTCTTGTCCTCGATCTCCTGGCGCAGTTGGTTGATCCGGTCTTGCGCCGCTTGCTTGTCGTTGTACGCCTTCGAGCCTGGTAATGGCGTGGGGTCTTTCAGCCCTGACAACGTGTAGCCCGCCGCACGCTCAGTAAGACCAAGGTGCTCGCTTCCTGCCGCAGCCGTAGCCCGACCATCCAGCATGTCGAGCGCCCCCTTCAGCCCCAGCGTGGCGATCTCGGCTTCAGTCATGCGACCGGCGAGAATCGCGGCCGCCGCCGCGTTGGCGTCGATCAGCGTCTCCTTGCCGCGCAGCTTCTCAAGCGCCTCAGCTACCAGATCGGTCTCGTTTTTCGCCGCCTGCTGCGCGGCAGTCAGCGCACCCGAGCTCGCAGCCAACGTGCCGTACTTGGCCTCCATCGCCGCGATGTAGTCACGCTCCGCGTCGCCGGCGTCGTAGGTGCCCTGTGCCACCTGGTACATCATCGTCGCATACTGGTAGGCGGCCAGCGCCGCGGCTTCGGTCGCCTGCGCCTCCTCCAGTTTGTTCTGGTAGTTGGCCCGTGCGAGCGGGTTGATGCGGGCATACCAACCGGCAAGTCGCTCCTGAGCATCCGCAGTCGCTTCGACAGCCCGACGATAGTTGTCGAATGCGGCGGCGTACTCGCGCTCGGCTCCACCCTCCGGGCTCATCACCGTCGCCAGATTGTCCAGTGCTTCGGCAACCCCCTCGACCACCACCGTCAGGTGCACCTTATCCGCAGCCACCGTGCGCAGGTTTGCCCAGGCCGATGTCAGCTTATCCACCGATGTGGTAGCCGTGACGCCTTCCGCCTCCAGCGCGGCCAGTTTTTCGGCGCCCATCTCCATAACCACATTCACGAACGCCTGCTCCCGCGTCAGGCCCGCGGTCGCCTGCATCATCTCGTCAATCTTCAACCGAGCCTTGCCCGAGGAGATCCCGAACGTGTCCAGCCGCTCGATCGACTGGTTTGCCAGCATCATGTTGAACGATTCCAGGCGGCTCTGCGCGTCCAGCGTCTTGTCGCCCAGCATGACCGCCATCCTGGCCAACTTGCCAACCTCCTGCGAGTTATCGGCCAGACCCATCGCCATCATCTTGGACGCGGCCGCGGTTGCATCCAGCTTGCTTATGCCGCCCTCGGTCGCTGCGATCATCGCCCGTGTCGCCGCTTCCGCTTCGCCCGCGCTGCCAGCATACGCCCGCAGCTCCCGGCTCAGGTTCGCCGCGATCTCGCGCTGGTTGTTCATCGCCACGCCGACTTTGACCATGCCGGTGATCGCGCCCGCGGCCGCACCCATGCCCAGCAGGGAGAAGGCGCCGGTCAGGTCACCCTTGATCAGGTTCGACAGACCAGACAGGCTGCTCTTTGACGATGCGGCAGTGTCAGAAACCGTCTGCCCGAACTGGCGCATCTGCGTCTGCGCCTGCGCCGTCTCCGCGCTGACAATCGCTCGCAAGCGACTTGCTGTAACAGCCATTACTGAGCACCTCTTGGCATCTTAGCGTCTGCTTCGACCGATTCGGCCGTCAACGCCCATTCCAGCCAGACCCGCGCCTGATCCAGTAAATCCCAGGGCGCGACCCCCAGATACCGGGCCGCCCGGAGCAGCGGATACCACTCCGGACAGGCCCCCATTTCGCCACCGGTTACGAGCCACCGTCTGAGGTCGCGCCGTTCACTTTTCCCACCATGCTGTCCAGGGTGATCGCCTGCACGATCGCATTCAGCAGGCCGGAACCGAGATCGCCCAACGTCTCGGGGGTGATCGGGAGCATCACCTGCATCTCGTCGTCCTGGAAGATGTCCCAGTTGACCAGTGACCTGGCCAGGATCGCCACCATCACCGACTCGCCCGCCTCCAGGTCGCGCCCGAAAGCCGGCGTGATGGAGGCCGGGCGATAGGTGACGTTGATCGTCAGCCCCATGTAGCTAACCGGAACCAGCCGGGTGTTGCGTTTCAGTTCACCGAGAGAAACAGCCATAGGCCCCCTTACAGCGCGGTCAACTTGTTGCGTACCTGGACCTCGTAGGTCTTGGCGGCCACCGTGTCGTACACCGCTTCCAGCTCCCACTCGATGGCATACACGCCATCCTGGTCCTTGAAGTCGGTTGCGCCCAGCACGTTGTAGGCCCCGTCGTGCTGGAACAGGTACGTCTTGCCGGATTCAATCGTCGCACCGACCGCCTTGAGCGAACCCCACTTGGCCGTGCCCGCGCGCATCAGGGTCAGGAACGTCATGCCCGCCGTGTCGGCCTCGACCAGCACCTTCAGGCGCACCTGCGGCACAGTTTCGACATGCGCCACCCACGACCCATTGGCCGAGGCGATGACCCATAACGGATTGAAGCGGTTCGAGATGCGCCACTCCGCGGACAGACAGCGTGCGAACGAGCTCGCACCGGCCAAGCCGGCCCACGAATCCGCCACGTAGAAATCCAACTGCGTCCCCGTGATCGGGATGGGCGTCGCTTCGATGGCCGCGCAGCCCGCGCTCAGCGTGTGGCCGTCCGTGATCGCCTGGCCCAGCATCGTGCCGTCCACCTCGACGCCGTTCGAGCGGGAGAACTTCAGCCCGAGCTCAGTAACGAGACCGTACGCAAACCGTTGTGCTCTTACTGAGCTGCCGATCTCGACCGTGTAGGTCTTGACCGTATCCTCGCTGGCCAGCGCCGGTGCGAAGGTCCACAGCCGGCCCAACGTCGTGTCCGCACTGGGCGAGACGTTCTTCAGGATTGAGCACAGAAAGTAGACGATCTCCCCGTAAGTGGCTTGACCGCTAATCTTCCACTCGCTCCACTCCTTGTTCGGCACGACGAACGAGCTGTATTTCCGTCCGCCCCCACGAAACGGGATGTTCTCCGCCTTGATGCCACCGTCCAGGTTGAAACTCGAAACCAGCTTGGTGGCTGCTACGGCCGTTCCAGGTGTGGATTCCATTCCCAACTGGATCACCTGGGCGACGGTTGCACGTTCTGCCATTTCCCCCTCCTACTGCACCTGGATCTCGTAGAAACCGCCCAGGTGGCGATACTCAATGCCGTCCAGGTCCTCGCGGTACCGGAACGGTTCGACCCGCACACATGAATAGATGACGCCCCCGCTGACCGACCCGGAGGCCCGGTGCAGCAAGGCGTCGATCCGGCCGGCTGCCGTGTCGAGTGCGCTGTAACTCGCGCCCTGGCCGACAACCTTGACCTGGTAAGTGGCGCGCACCAGAATGCGCGTGCCGTTGAAAGACATACCGTCCGTGGCGTCCTGCAGCGCGATGATCACCAGCGGAAACGCCGTGCCGCGTGGCGCCGCGTCCGCGTGCACCCCGCCCGGCGCGGCCCCGAGCAAAGTTGCATCCGTGCTCAGTAAGCTGTACAGCCACTTGTCGATCGCAACCGTTTCACTCATTCGGCCACCTCACGCAGCGCAGCCACGAAGTTCGGCCATTCCGCCTTCACCGCCGGCGCGAAAAACGGCCGGGGTGCGATGTGGGCGCTGCCCAGCTCCAGCGCGGCCGCGTACTCCGCATTGACCGTCACCTCGCCAACAGCCCGGCCGGTCATTCGCGAACCGATGCTGTTGGCGAGGTTGCCCGTATCCGTCGCGGGCGCTTCACCGGGCGCCGACGCCTTGTGGATGATCGTGCCGCCCTTGCCCCGGCGATACTCCCGGCCGGATCGCGGGCCACCCAGAGACGCCTTGGCGCGGGCCTCGATGCGTTTGATCGTGGTCTTGACCGCCCGATCAGCCACCCGACCCATGTTGTCAGCATACTGAGCCCAGTGGTTGAAATCCTCGATCACAATCATCATCCGGCTCCCACACAGTAGGCTCGCACCGCCGTGTTCCAGGAACCCACCAGCACACTGACCACCTGGTACGACTGACCGCTGACCGTGATCGTGTCGCCGGCCAGCACGGCCGTCCCATAGGGCAGCGTCACCGTCCAGTCGGCGTAGGTCAGTTCCCGATTGCCGGCCAGAATCTCACGCGGCCGATTCTTGGCGATCCGGCAGTTGACCGTCGCGACAGTTGCCAACACCGTGGTATAACCGCCTGCGCTGTCCGAGGTGCGCGTCGGCCGGGTGATCACCGCCGTATCCGGCAGGGCGCTCGCCTGCACCTCACGCATGCCGGCCAGATCGTCCAGGGTGAACATCGCCTAACCCTTCAGCCACCAGGTGGCCACTGGAGCGATAGCCGCCGTTTCTTGCGCCGTGCTCTCGAAACCCGCCTGCCGTGCCGGTTGCTGCGCGGTGTACAGTCGGATCGCGCTGATGATCGTCGTCAGCGCCAGCACGACGAACGGGGCCCAGTCCAACCCGGCGAACTGCTCGCCGGAAATGAACTCTGCCGCTGCCTGCAAGATGACCAACACCAGACCAATCACCCAACCAGGAACCTTCATGTGCCCTCCTATTTGTTCTTGACCGTAATTTGGATCGTGCGCTCGTCGGTGCGACCTAATGCGGTCACGATCCGGTTGGTTGCTGAGTAAGACGTACCGACCGTGCCACCAGATAACCAGATCGTCGCGGTGGTCGTCGTGTTTGTGTCGCTGTCTTTCGTGATACCAGTGCCCACCGTCCAGGTGGAGGTGGCGATAGTGTCCGACCCCAGCCAGGCCAACCAGTCGATCTGATAGTCAAGCACCGCATCCGGGTCTTTGGTGAATAGACTGTTATTGCCCACAGAGCACCTCATACACCCGATCATCAACTGGCACGCTGTGCACCCGATCATCAACTGGCACGCTGTGCACCCGGCAGGCCGGCGTTACAATCGCGCCGTAGATCGCCCAATACAGAGCGACCAGGCCCCGTGTCGGCCATGATAACGCCGGCCAGAAACCGGGCATCAGGAACCGTCCACCGTAACGGCTGTCCGGTTGCCGTTGGCGTCAACCGTCGCCGTGATGCGATCCAGCGTGTCGGCCTGGTCGCGGAACTTGATCGTTGCCGTCCCGCCGCCAGAGGCTTTGCCGGCAACCGCCGCCAGAATGATGCGCAGCATCTCCTGGAGATCCAGAGTCCCCTCAGAGATCCCTGCGATGATGTCGGCCACCGTGATGTCGTTGAGCGCGGCCAGCCCGTTCGTAAGTTCGGTCGCGGTCGGCGGATCATACGCGTTCAGCGCCGCCGTGGCCGCTGCCTGCGCCTGTTCCAGAGCGTCCGCGGTCAACCTGTACACAGCGCCGTCCAGTTCGAGCGCCGTGTCGAGCTTGTCCGTGGTGCCCTTGATGGAGCCCACATCGGCTGACACGTCGGGCGCATCGTTCAGCGCATCTAATGTGGTCTTAGTGCCACTGACCTCGACGCGGCCGGAGGCATCCGTGGTGAGCTTGTTCGCAGGCGTCGCCAGAATCAGCGCCGCGGTTGCCGTCGCCAGTCCGCTTTGCAGTTCGGTCGTCACGTCTGCGGCGATCTTCGCCGCTGAGATCGCATCCGCGGCCAATGCGCCGTTGTCAATCGCGCCATCGGCAATGGCGTCTGCGTCAATCGCACCCGTGGCAATGGCAGCGGCGTCAATCGCACCCGCCGCAAACGTGGCTGCGTCAATCGCGCCGTTCGCAATCGCCGCCGCCGTGATCGCATCGTTCGTGACCGCGTTCGTCAGCGCAAGCGCCTGGTGCGACGCGTCCACCGTCAGCGTGTTCGTGGGCGTGGTGGAGCGCACAAGTTTGGCGTTGCCGTAGTCGGCGTGAGCGACCACCGCATAACTATCGCCGGTCTGCGCAACCGATACTGCCACCACCTGAAACACGACCTCGATGTTGTCCATCGTGGCGTGCGTGCCCCGGATGATGAGCGGTCCAAGCGTGTCCGTGTCGCCAGTTCCCAGCGCGAACTTGTACCAGCCGGTCGACTCGATCTCAGTCATCACCGATGCGCCCGCGGCTGGGTTGGCGAAGTTGCCGCCGTTCTTGGAGATCGTGATCGCCGGATCGAGGCCCGTTGCCGTGGAAATGTGGTCGGACGACAGATAGCCGCGTCCGACGACTGTTTGCGCTGTGGACTGTAACAGTTCGGTCATCTCAGTGTCCCACCCTCACCCGCGGCATGTTCACGCCGCCGCCCGTGCTGGCCGCCATCTGAATCGGCCCGATGTTGAGATTCGGCACGGTGTTCGCATGCGCGCCGAGGTACGCCGTGGGCCAGCCCTTATCCGCGAGCGCCGCCTTCGCTGCCGCGGTCAGCGAGAAGTCGCCGTTGGCCGCATCCGTGAACGGGTCAGCCGCGAGGGTTACGTCGTTAGCGGTCTGGTTGATGAACGCCTGGTCTGTTATTAAAACGGGAGTCGTGTTATTCCACAGTGCGTTGTAACCTAAGAACCCGATTTGGACCCCGACAAAGATGCCTTTGCCACCCGCACCGGCAAAACCGCAAGCGATGTTATTGCATATAGCGCCAAAATTAGTGGAACTACACCCCGCCCGTATTCCATAGCTCGTGCCATTCTGGATGTTGTACACGACATTCATAGTAATTAATACTGGTTCGTCAGCGTATATGCCAGCGGCCCCGGCATGGTTAAGTAAACAGATGTTATTGGTCAAACACGAACCTGTTGACGCATACACCTGCACCGCAGCGGTGTTGGCCGATATGTAATTAAAGGATATCGCACTGCTTTGTCCACAGTCTAGCGCAAGTCCGGACGTGCCAACATCATGCAGGTAACAACCGATGACTTGTACGTTGTTGTCAAGTGTCACCAAATACTTACCGTTCGGTGACGATGCGCCTTTATGCACCTCGCAGCGTATAAGCGAAATGAAGTTATCTAGATCGACAATGTTATTGTCGCCCGCGCTATGTATCTTCAGATCAGCCAGTATGATGTAGTCATACGCGTTGGACGAAAACATTGACGCCCCGCCGCAGTCGATCTCACCGATCCCGCCATCGCCAGCCGTCGCCGTGTAGCCACGCAGGATCAACGGGCTTGCAAATGCCAACGCCCCACCCGCCACGAACGTCGCAAGATCGAGCGCCGCCGCGTGCACCACCGCATTACCTGCCTTCACGTTGACCTGGTTGCCGTCCGTCGTATTACGCGTCAGCAGATCGACCGCACCCTGATCGGAGCGCCACGGCAGGGCCGTCGTCCCGGCGTGCTGCGTGCAGACCACATCGGTCGGGTCGTTCGCACCGGACTTGGGAGACGCGGCCAATACCACCGCATCCGCCGAAGTGACAGACGCAATGAGGTAATAGCCGGTCGTCACTTCGCCGGAGCCGTTGTCGTCCAGGTACAGCCAATGATTCGCCTTCGACGCCGCGAACGCCCCGGCTTTCGTGAGGGTCATGTCGGCCACGGTAAACGCGCCATCGGTAAACGACGCGCCCTTGTAGTCGTTGCCGGTCGCCCAACTCACATAATCATGCGTGATTGCCATATCACCCGACCGTGTTGACCATGCCCGCCATGCGCACGTACAACTGTCGCAGCGCCTCGCCGTTGTAGGTCGTAAGGATCGCCTGCATCGCGTCCGCAATCCCGGCGATCTCGCCCTTCGTCAGCGCCGACACGCCAGCCAGCCCGGAGCCGTCCGCGATCACATCGGCATCTGCCAGCGAAGCCCACGCCGCGCTCACCTGCCCGTCGAACATGGCATCGAGCGCCGCCATGTGATTGAGCAGCCGCGCAAACTCGCCCACCGTGGCCCGCTGCTGCCGGGTGTACTCCGCGACGATGTTCTGCTGTTCAGTCGTCAGTGCCATGATCTACTCCTCATTCCCTAACAACAGCTTACCGAATCTATTCCACCTGGTCATACATCTTGGCGAAAATGTCAGGCTTACACGGATAGCGTTCGCCATGCACATCCGTGATGATCCAATCGCCTGGATCGACAATCATCTTGCCCTCTAGCGTGTCAATCAGTCCACATGTTTGATCGTCATATGGCATCACGCACCTGACACCAACAACGTCTTTCCCGGGAAACCACTGCTCGGCCTCAATCACAATCGGCCTTTTGCGAAACTTTGGCATCAATCCTCTACTGGGCGCTGCTTACTATTGGCGCAGCGCCCGAAGCCTCTGTAAATCCCAGGCTCTCAGCAAGGGACAGTTCATATCGGGCCGCGGCCTCAGCCTTGTGCGCCTGATACAGCCGGTCGTCTCGGCACCACGGACATTTGCCATGACAGCGGCACGTCTTGTCGAACCGCCTCGACTTGCGATACGGCTGCTTGCGTGTCCGGCTCATCAATCACCGCTTACCGCCCAACGCCTTCTTGAGCAGCTTCCGCACACGCTGCAACTCCTGCTCCGAAGCCTCGGCACGGCTCACCACGGAACCATAATGGTCCTGCGTCTCACGCACATAGCGCCGGATGGCCGCAGCCTGGTCCTCGCCCGGTCGCATACCGATCAAGGATGACAATTCCCCATCAGTCATCGTGCCCTCACTGATCCATATCGTTGCATCACTGGCAACCGTGATGCCTGTTACTGTCGCATCATTCGCACCGACCTGAATGAACTGATTTTGCTCGCCATATTCCCGGATGAAGTTGCCGCACGTCCGACACGCAGACGGTGGCAGTGTACAATTACAGACAAGCGCCATATATCCCCCTATCGCTCCGCATACACCCGCCCCACGTCCGTCCTATGCGATACCTTACTCATCGTCCTCTGCATCACTCGCCGCCGAAATCGTTGAGTAAACGAGAACCGATGCCACAATCCTGCGCTGATACTGAGCCGCCATCTTGTGACACATATCGAGCATCTGTGACCGGTTGTACTGCGCACCATCAGCCTGGAAATCGAAGGAACCGGCAACCTTGCCGGCCTTCCAGCGCCAACCTTCTGTGGCAGCTCGATTCAGATCGTAGGTGGGTGTCCAATCAGTAGAGGAGGGCGCATTGCCCGCACTGTCCGCCAACGAGCCGATGCTCAGTAAGGAGTCGATCTCATCAGCGGACAGCACAGGCGCGGCATCCGCCGCTACCATCGCGCGCAACCGCGCCCGTGCTGTTGCCGTATCCATGTTACTCGGCGTCGACGCGGTAGTACTCGACAAACAGCCGGCCGACAAACGCTGCCGAGGCCGCCGAAGGCGTCGCGTTGAGCACCTGGGCCGCGGTCCACATCACCTCGGCCGCCCCGGCCGCCGGTGCCAACAGGTTGTATGCCAGCCCGGTGATCGCGCCGTTGATCGCCTGCGCAGCGATGATGCTGTTGTTCGCCGCACCCGCGGCGCCGGTACCGATCGCGATGTTCGCCGCACCCGCGCTGGGCGTGTCGACGTACAGGGTCGCCTGTTTGATGATCAGCGGCACACCCTCTGGGTTGAGGATCTCCCCAGCTCCACCGTTAGAAGGCACGGCCTGTCCGACCAGAGCCAGCTCGAAAGCGCCAGTTTGCTTTGCCATTGAAAGCCCCCTTACACGATGTAGTAGATTTTGACCGGCGAACCGTTAAGCGCGCTGTTCAGGTCTACGCCGTTGTTCTCGAGCGCCGTAGCCGAAACGGTCACGGTCGGGAACGTGCCTTCCCGCACGTTGTTCAGCGATGCACCCAACACCTGAGCCGTGTCGGTCAGCTTGTCCGGCAGGCCAATGATCGGGCCAAAACCGAGTGTTACCTTGTCCTTACCGCCGGCAGTCACCCAACCGACACCGGTAATCGACGTGATGGTCGCAAAGCACTTGGCGCCCGCAACCGTCGCCCCATCATTCGGCGTCAGGGTCTCCGTGATGGCATTGCCCGCGAGGTCCGTGCCAACAATGACAATCGTGCCGTTGGTGTCTTCCGCATCGGTCGCCGTCTGCGTGACCGTGACATTGCGCGCGCCACAATCCGGCGCGGTATGCGCCAGCGTGTACGCGCCGACTTTCATGTCCACCGACGCAACGTACCAATCCACGTCATCCACGACAGGCGAGCCGGGCGTGTACATGACGCCCGTACCGAGCGTCGTCAACACGCCGGGCGCGTCGGACTGTGCCTTGCGCGCGCCCGGATTCCAGTTAGTGTTGAACGGGAACAGAGTTGCCATAACGCCCCCCTTATGCCGTCAGGACGGCGAACGGCAGGCGAGTCGCAGCCGTCTGGTTCATCCGGTTGATCGGGTTGGGCAGGGCAATGCCGAGCCGCATCACGGCCCGCAGGGCCACCATGTCCTGTTGCGCCAGGTTGTAGATGATGTTGCCGCCCGCGTCCTGGATCACGGCCTCGGTCAGCACCTTGTAGGTGATGTCCTGGCGCATCGCGTAGACCAGCTGCGACCAGTCACCCGAGAACATCCAGCTCGTGCCATCGACGATGGTCCCATCGGTCGGGAAGTAGATCGGTGAGCCGTCGAGCTCGTAGCGCGTACGATCCTGCATTGAGCGGTTGAAAATCGGGTTACCGTTGATGTCCCGGACATTGCGCAGTCGACCGCGCATCCCGGCGCTGGCGATATGCCCGGTCGCCATGTACCCATCAGCTTCGAGCAGCATGAGCAGACCATCAACACCAGCATTGGTCTCGCCCATGATCGCCTCGTACAGATCGGCGTAGACGGCATTGCTGACAACATGGCCGGCAGCCGTAGCGCGTGCGAAGAGGCCGGCCGCACCCAGGGCGGTGGTCCACGTGGCCGGAATGTTGGTGCCGTAGAGAGCCGCCCCGGTGATCGCCACCGAAAATGCCTCAGTCAGAGCGGGACGCACCTCGCCCCAGATGTCGTAATCGCTATCAGCCAGGACCGCTTCAGGCACAGGCACGATGACGGCCAGTTCTTCTGCGGTCAGCGTGACGCCGGCCCAGTCGAGATTGGTCGTCTGCTTGAGACCGGTATCGCCGTTGACGAAGTAGGCCGTCGCCAGGGCATTGGTGACAGGAATTGTGCGCTGGGCGGTGCTCATATTTGGCAGGCGCCGCGCCAGCTGCAGGATCGGGTTGAGCGAGGCCACGGACTTCATGATCTCGCGCGACTCTTCAGTCGGGATCAGGGCCGCGGCATCAGCACGGCTTATCACGGAATTGTAGGGCACTTGATTTTCCCCGCTTTCTTTGTTATAATGCCTTACAATAACTTGGCAGTTATGGAGGCATACATGCGTCTACTAGATTTGACCGGACAACAGTTTACCCGTTGGACAGTCATCGAACGTGGCCCGAACTTGGGCCGTCATGTGCAATGGTTATGCCGTTGCGATTGTGGTAACACCTCACTAGTTTCATCAACGAATCTAGTCCAGGGTATATCTCGGAGTTGCGGCTGTTTGCACCTACACACAATCACAACTCACAATCGCACTGGCACGCCAGAACATAAAGCTTGGACAGCGATGAAATCTCGCTGCTACACCAAGTCCAACGTCGGCTATCCGTACTATGGCGGTCGCGGTATTACCGTATGCGACCGCTGGCTTCATAGCTTTCAAAACTTCTTCACCGACATGGGCGAGCGCCCAAACCCTGAATACTCGCTTGATCGCATTGACCCCAACGGCAACTACTCTCCCGACAACTGTCGATGGGCAATGCGGGAAGTCCAAGACAACAACCGTCGCAGCAATCGAATGTTGACCTTCAACGACAAAACTCAGACTGTTGCTCAGTGGGCCAGAGAAGTCGGCATTTCCAAGAACACCATCATCAATCGTCTCAATTGGGGATGGCCCATTGAAGATGCTCTTTCTTGGCCGTCCGAACGTGGTAGAGTCAATCCGCATAGTGTCAAACCTTCACTGACTTAGCCGCGTCCGGCGGCTCGTCTGATGATCATGTTCATGTCCAGTTTGGGCACCTGATTCATGCCCGCCCCACCGTCCGCGCTACCTGGTCCGGGCCTGCGAAACAACTCCGGCGCGGCCGTCTTGATCGCGTTCCAGTCCGCGCGGCCGCGGCTGTCGAACAGGTTCTCGGTCGTTGCCAGCGCATAGGCGGCCTTGACGTTGGAACAGCCCACTTCGGGGCGAATGGCCTCCTCGACGAACGCGGCCCGGCGCTCAGTAACAACCAGCGATTCCTGCATGGCGAGAAGTTGGCGCTCCATCTCGGAGCCCTTCTCCGCCGCTTTCTGCAGGTCCGCAATGCGCTTACTGAGTGCGGTGCGCTCCGTGCGTTCCGAGGTCAACGCCGTGCGCAAGCCGCTGATGTGGCCGTCGAGCAGGCCGCGCTGCCCTTCGTCCAGGCCCGTATACCACGTGTCGAAGGTGAGTTCCGGCGCCGGCGTCCCGCCCTCGCCCTCACCAGCAGCGCCAGGAGGCGTCCCGCCCGTCCCGGCCCCGCTATCCGCCATGCGCAGCATCCCGCCGCGGTGCATCAAATCCATGTCGCCTCCTGTGCGCTCAATACCCTGCCAGTCTACGCCATACCCATTGCGCCCCTTGCAATGTCAAACAGCATTTCATCGGCACTTGTGCACTTGTGTTGCCGTTCTGTACACTTTCACCGTGCGGTGAAACCGGCCTCCTCAGTGGATGCCACCTGCCGGTACGCCTTCACCAGCCGTGTGCCGATCTTGCGCTTGGCGACGTACACAATGCCGCCGTCAGCTAGGCCGCGGTCAATGGCGGCCGCCGCCGCGCCCATGCTCAGCTTATTCGACTCCGAGAACATCCTCACGGTGAACTCACCAGGCCGGAGCCCGGTGCACCCGTACTGCTCGGCCAGTTGTTGCATGATCTGCACCACCTCAGTGTCGGTCATAACTCCTCCACCGCGTCCTGCTCGATGGGGATGCGCCAGTCATGTTCGGTGACGGCGCCCCCATCGCTCACCTCAAAGGCCACCATCCCCACACTCGCCAGGGCAAACGGCACAACAGCCTGGATGTGATCGTCATGCACCTTCCAACTCGGCAAGATGAAGCCCGTCATTACCACGTCAGACCCCGTGACCGAATACACGTTGCGCCTGAGATACGTGTGGTGATGCGCTGTCAGCACGTAGCGCGGCCAGGCGCCCCGTTCCAGGCCCGTCAGGTACAGTGACTTGAGCCACGCCTGGAACGCGTTGCCCTGCGTCTGCGCCCGGCTGCCCGGCCCGGACCCCGGCTTGTGCACCACGTCATAGCGGACCCCGTTTATGCTCAGGCGCCCGAGGTTGTGGCTGGCCTTGCGCGAGTCCTGAGCGTCCATGTCGAGCACCCGCCGCGCGACCCGCTCCAGGCTTGTGCCGCTGTTGCCATCGTGCGCGTCTGTGCCTGAGTAAAAGCGGATGTTGTCTCGGGCGTTGCCGGACCACCTGAACTTGCCGATCTTCAAGCCCGTTTCAAGTACCGCACACGCCATGTCCTCTTGGGTGTCGATCCTGCTGGTCGTGATCTGCGTCGTCTCGTGGTGCACGCCTTCGATCACGTCGCCCAATACCAACACGACCAGCTGAGCACCTTTGCGCAGCGCAGCTACCCGGCCCCAGCACTCCAGCCAGTGCGCATTGATGATGCGTTGCAGCTCGTTCGGCTGAATCGGCATCCGATCCTGCGACAGCCAGTAGTCCGGCGCGACAGCATACGGCGATCCGACATGCAGATCGTTGACGACAGCGATGATCTTCCTCAAGTCAGGCTCCGTTTCAGCGAGGCCAGCGAGCGAGGCACCCTGACCGAACCCCAGTCCCGATCAAACTTCCGCGTCACCACATCTGCCAGGTCGATCTTGCCGTCCCGATACAGCTCGTACACGCCCGGGCCGAGCACCTTGCGCTGCTCTTCCCACGTCAGCCGGGCAAACTGCTTCGCACCATCGTCGGGAAGCCACTGTTCCAGCATGTTCGGCACATCGTTCACCACCGGCGCCGGCGTACAGCGGCAGTTCGGATGTCCCTCAAGTCGCTCAGTAAGAGGGTGAATCGTGCCGTGCATCGCCCAGCACGCCGAACAGGATCTGGGCGTGCACGCACAGATCCACATCCAGGCACGCACCGTCTCTTCGTTCGCGGCGTAGCTTTGCAGCGTCCCTTCCCGGTAGGCCCGCAGCGCCTCAGTGCGCGCCACCCGCAGGGCCCGCACCAGGTCGCCACCAAACGCCTGACGCACCCGCCGCGCAATCTCAGTTGGGTTCTGCCCCAGGGCGATCCCGTCGAGCAGCGCGTCACGGATCTCCTGGAGGGCGGTGGGGCCCAACCGCTCCAACAACTCGCGCAGTGGCGACCCGTCCGCGGTGAAGCCGACCACGGCCTCCAATGCGCCGGTCGGCAGCTGCGTCCAGGAGATCGACACACCCGCGCGCCCCGCGATGGTGGCCACCTGCCGCTGCGTGTCGCGCAGCGCGGCGTCAATCGCCAGGCGCTGCTGTTCCGTGATGGTGGTTTCCGCGATCCCGGCGAACTTGTCCAACTCGCCGGCGATCTGTCCCAGTAGGATGTTCAGTCGGTCCTGCTGATAGAGCCAGCCGACATCCACCTGGCCGGCGAGGGCGGCGTACTCAGCGAGCAGGTCAGCAAGATGAACCTGTACCGTCTGCCATAACTTGCCGTACACCCGGACCAACTCTGACGCGGCCGCGCGCTCCCCGCGCAGCAAGGCCGCCCGTTGCCTACTGAGCACATCATACAGGCGGCCTTGACTCATCTGTTACCTCTGGTCTTGTGCTTGAGTGACCGGCGCTTCGTGCAGGGCGGGCGGCGCTTGCCCACTCAGCGGGGCTCGTCGCGATCCTGCGTGTCGCGCTCAGTAACACCATCAGGCGGCGTGTCCCGGTCAAACGCGGTTAGCATCTGCGCGCCCATTTCGGCCAGCGCCGCCTGCTTCTCCTCGGCAAACTGCGCGATCTGGTCCGCGTCGTAGCCGGCCTCCCGGAGCAGTTGCTCGTCAGACACGCCGATCTGCTTTTTCAGCAGCAGTACCTTGAGTTGCGTCTCTTCGTTTCGCGGTGCAGTGTCGACCCAGGTGCACGAGAGTTGCACGTCCGGCACGCCCGACATCGCCAGGGCCAGGGTCAGCACATCCTCCCAGACGTTGCCCCACCCGATCTGCCGGTCGCGCACCTTCGCGAGCAGCGGCTGCTCGGCCACCTTTTGCGCCTCGCCGGAAGGAAAGGACGCCGCCGAGGGCATGAGGTGATGCAGCGGTGTGCGACTCACCCGCGCAATCTCCATCCGGTAGCCCTCTTGCACCGCCACGAATTGGCCCAGGTTGGCCGCGCTGAACTCGCCGAACCGAGCGTCCGGCGCACCGACCGTCCAGATGCGATCTGCACCAGGCACAAACAACGCTCGGGGTTGACCAGTTGCCTCGTCAAGGTCCGTCTCGATGCCCGTCGCCCATCTCTGCGGCAGGGCGACGAACTCCATCGCGACCAGCATGTCGGTGTTGGCCTTGTTGAGCCCGTCCTGCAGCGGGATCACATCAGCGAGCTCGGAGCGCCCGAAGCCGCCCGTCGGTGCGTTGTTAGCAAAGTGGAACAGCGGCACGCGCCCGTAGATGTTCGGCAGCGGCCAGGGTTCGCCGGCCACCTGGTACGACTTGAAGCTGCCGGCGCTTGACGGGAAGTCCGTGCTGTCAGTCACCCAGGCGTACTTTTCGATGCGGTCCGGGTAGTACAGTGTGAAGCGCCATTGCGCCCGCGGCGTGTCGTACCACAGCTTGGCGCCCTTCGTGATGAGGCCCGATTCGTCCGGGTCATACTCGACGGTGCACAGGTTGCCCGCGTTCGGGTGGATGCGCGGCAGCCCGGCCTCGTTGGGCCACACGACCACAAACGCGTCGCCCGTGCGCAGCGCCTCGGCATGGGTCTCACCCGAGCGACGATCCATGCGGTTGCGCTGCCAGATGTCGGCGCACAACTCACTGATCGCCTCGTTCTCGTCAGGCGAGCCAAACGAGGCCACCTGCAGCCGGTCAGCCACCGTGTCGACCACGACCGGACACAGGTTGTCCGCAAACGCGGCGAGGGTGGCGCCGAAAGCGTTCCTCATCTTGTCCGTCGCGAACGTCAGCTTGTGCGTGCCGTAGTAGTAGTTGGCAAAGTTGGCGTAGTCCAACTGGCGGGCTCGAATCCCGTCCAACGCCCATTTGAGATCGTCCATGATACCTCGCTGATACCTCGCTCAGTAAGAGACAAACTTGCGACTGCGGCCGTCGCCCACCAGCATCGCCAGGCCGCCGCTTGCCGTGTCCACCTGGTCGTCATGCGTCTTGCCGTCACCGGAGAACGCGGTCAGTTCGTCCATGAACGTGGGAATCCACGCGCCACGCACCAGGACCACCTTGCCCTGCTCAGCTCGAGCACTCAGCGGGAGCGCCCGACTCAGCTTGTCCCGGTCAACGTCGATGCCCCGAATGGTGATGCGCAACAGGTCCCGGCGCCTGACCAACGACTGCAGCGCGGCCAACCCGTGCAACGCCTTCTCGATGCCGTGTGCCGTGCCGTTGTCGCTCAGCATCGTTTGGACCATGATCTTCTCTTGGTCCGGCCACTCCCAGCGGCCCCGGATCATGTCCCTGAGGTAGAGTGTGCCGTCAGGACCCAGCGCACAGGCGACCGAGGCCGTGTAGTCCGCACTTTCCTTCACCGACGCGGCCAGATCCCAATACCGAACCCAACGCAACCCTTCCGGTGCAACTTCCACAATCTTGAACCACTCGCGCCGGAACACGTTGCCGACCAGCTCGACAAACTCGCCTTCCAACTCCTGCGCGGCGAACTGGCTGGGATACTGCTGCCGCAGCGTCTCGGCAAACTCGCTCGGTAGGAAGGGGTTATCGCCCGTCTTGGCGTGGAAGAGCGCCGTGTTCGGCTTGCCCGTGCCGAACGTGTCATACGTCCAGTGCTGCCGGCCGCGCGGGGTAAAGGTGGCCGACAGCCAACCCTGTTCGCCGCGTTCCCGCAGACAGGCAATGATGATCGTGTAGGCCGCCTGGTCCATCAGTGACGCCTCGTCGAGCCAGGCGCCCGACAGGTTGGCGCCACGCGCACGCTCGGGGTTGTCTACCGAGCGAAAGATCACCTCCGCGCCGTTGCCCAGCGTGACGCGCATCTCCGCGCGGTTGATCTTCTTGATGAACCGGAACCGGGCGCCCAAGTCGAGGAACGTGCGCCAGGAGGAGTCTTGCAGCATCGGGTATGTGGGGGCGTACACGCCATACAACCGGTCATCTGTAGCCCGCAACAGCAGGTCACACGCGCCAATCCACGACTTCCCGGCGCCACGGCCGCCCACAAACCCACGGTACAGCGCGGCCGCATCGAGAAACGCCTGTTGCGCCTCGTGGAGGTCAAGCGCCAGTCGCATTGGATTCCTTCCGCACCACCCTGGTCACGACCTCGATCTGGCCCTCCTGGTTGATGTTGACGTTCTCGCGCAGCACACCCAGGGCCTTGCCGAGCTTCTCCAGCGCCGCCTGCGCGTCGTACAGTTCGATCTGCAACCCGTTGCGCCCGTGGCTCAGCTTGCGGATCAGGTGCAGCTTGCCCAGTCGTTCCGCCTTGGCCAGATCGACATAAGCAACACCCGTCTCCGCGTTGATCGACAAGAAGTCGGCCATGCTGCCGCGGGCCTGGTCACCCAAGCGATCCAGCACCTCGGGCGGCTTGACACCACGTTCATCACAGATGCGCTGGATCTCAGCGTCTATTTCAGTATTCTTCAGTAGTTTGCTGGCGTTTGAAGCGGCCCACTTCTCCGAGTAGCCGGCGCGGCGAGCCGCCTCGCTTGCGTTCCAGCAATTGAGGTACTCTTCAACAAAAACCGTCTGCCGCCTGTTCAGTGCCATGTGACCACCTTATCACACCTCAATTGCGCCCCTTGCAATCTTGCAGGATGCGCCACACGTGTTGGTCATCTTGGTACAACGGAATCACCCGACTGATACCGCACATCAGGCGCCACGATGCGGAGGTGGACAGCCGGGTGATTTTCGCTACCTCCCGCGTCGAAAGGGCCATCCCGTGCGCCATGTACCACACAACCAGGGCCACTCGTTCCGTTGGGGTTTCAGGTATCAATGCAACATCCTCGCCAGATAAAAGATGGCCTCACGATTGTTGAGGCCATACAGTCGAGCGTACAGGTTGATGACGTCCAGTGGCTTTGTGGTGCAGCCGGAAAAACAGCCGCAAATCTGCGCCTGCGTGTCAACCCAAAACGATGGCGAGTCATCATCATGCAGCGGACAGCGGGTCAGATACCAGTGCGTGCCAGTCCGCTGGAGATCTCCGACCAGGTCCTCGATGCGCAGCGTCTTTCTGATCTGGTCAACCAGATTCGACGTTACCCGTGGATTCTCGGCCAGATCCCAGATGTCGGCCGGCTCAGCCACCTGCGGCAGCGGCTTGACATGCGCCGGTTGCTCAGTAGTCAGCAGCAACTCGGGCGGCAACACATCGGACAGCGTGGCAATCGTCGGGATGATCATGCCCGGCGTGAGCACCCGATACAGCGCGCCAGACGGGTGGATGCTCCCCTCCCCCAGCACATACCCGTTGCGCGCCTTTATGTCGAGACCCGGCAACTTGCGATTGCGCTCCTGGTTCTGCAACCAGACATAGACGTGGATGCCGCGTCCGGTGCGCACCCGATAGGCATTGCGCATCGTCTGGTAGGCCACCGAGAAGCGTCCCTGGCGCGCCGCCCACGACAGCCAGCGGCCATACGTGTCCGTCATGTCCAGCGCGTCGAAGTCGATCACCGTCAGATTGCGCCAGCCAGTCACCACGCCGATGTTGGTCTCCTTGGCGAACCAGGCCAGCAAAGTGGCCGGCTGGGGCAGTTCCGTCTGGTACCGTTTCCAGGAGCTCAGTAATGGTGTCTTCTCGCGCAACGCAACCGGGATCGTAGCGACTCCCAGCCCGTAAAATGTCGTTGCCGTTGTCAGCGGATCCATAACTACCGTCATTTCTGGCCCATTTCCAGTAATGTTTGCTTCAAAGGCCCAACCTGTCCAACCTTTCCCTTTTAAGCCCCCCTATCTGTTAATTGTTAAAATCGTTTGGTAGGGGTGTCGTTTAAAGAAAGGTTGGACAGGTTGGGCCTTTCCTTAAATTAACTCAACGCCGATGTAGCCCCAGACGCGTTGATTCTGCTTGTTCAGGCGTTTGGCCCGGGCAATTCCAGCCTTCGTGAGCACGCTGGCCAGCGCCATTGCGTTCTGGCGCGTGCTGCCGCCGCGCAGGCCGTTGGCCTCCAGGGTCGTGATGATTTCGTCGGTGGGCGTCCAGATGTGCGTCGCTGTCGGATCGAGCCGGTAGAGCCGCTTGAGGATGCCATCGAGTGGGTCGTCGATCTCGTAGCGTTCGTTGACCCGGTTGGCCGCCCTGACTTCATCCTCGTTCAGGGTCCACTGTTCGCCGGCCAGGAAGGCCGCGTTGGCCTCGGCCCACACCTGATTCGGGTCCATGTCGCGCGAGTAGTTCCAGTTGATACTGAGCAACTGGACCACCATGAAGCGCCGGTTGCCCGTTGGGTCATTCAGCACGCCGGTTTCGTTGTTGAACGTGCCGATCCACGAGGCCAGCGCCGGCTTGATCATGTCGAACTCGCCGTAGGCTTTGCGGACCGTGACCGTGTGCATGGTCAGGAAGAACTTCAGTGCGTCCCGATCCGAGCGCCGGATTGTGTTGCCAAACTCAGAGACTTCCCAAAGCCATTTGCTGGCCAGGCGGATGTAGTTGTCCTTGTCCTCCACCGAGATGGGGCCCTCGATGTAATATTGCGGCACGGCCGTCGCCAGCCACTTGACCAGGAATGACTTGCCGAGGTTCTGTTTGCCGTCCAGGACCAGCATCCGGTTTTGCTCCGCGCGGCGCACGCGGGCCACCGCGCCGATCAGCCAGCGGCGCAGGAATGCGCCGAACACGCCATCAACATCCTGGAAGTATGACGCCAGTTTGGCGATGTAGTCGCCACCGTCATACTGCAGGCTGTCGAGGTAGTCGCGGATCGGATGATAGCGATGCAAATACGCCTCCGCGCCGTAGGCGTCCTCCATCACGTTGACGAAGTCATAGCCGGCGTCGCGCATCTGGCGCCGGATCAGCTTGGCGATTGGATCGGACAACGTCTCCCAGACGCCGCTCTGGCACACCTCGACCATATCGTTCAGCGTGTTCATGCGGAACTGATAGCCCAGGTTGGCCAGCGTCTGGATGTATTCGGCTGACAGGATGCGCTTCTTGCGTGCCGGCTGCGTTGTCTGTTGAGCAGACAGCCATTGAGCGTGTGCGATCAACGCCATGAACAGCGCCGACTGCACATCGGGCGGTTCGTTGGCAATGGCGATGCGGAACGCCTCGTCGATGTCGCCGGGTTGCGCGGCCGCCACGGCCGCACAGATCGTGTCCCACGGCTCACAATCTGGTGGTGGTTGGGGCGGCATCTTCAGATCGGTATACGCCTGCGCCATCCAGCGCAGCCCCTCGGCAAACTCCTGCGGGTCCGCGTTGGCGTATTGTTGCGCCAGCACATCGGCATCGGCGCTGGTCACGCCAGCCGTCGTCAGCACCGATGCCAATGGCGTGATCCAGGTTGTGGTCATGGTCATCTCAATCCTCGCTCTGATTACCCCTCCCCCACTGTCGTCACCGTGTGGAGAGGGGTGTGATTGTGCCTGTGGGCAGTGCCCGTGCCCGTTGCCCGATCAGGATTGGATCATCCTGAACAGTTTGGGATAGCTGCCCTGTGCGTCTTGGGTCATCTCTACAATGCCATCGGCCATTAGCTGGTGGATGGCTCGTCTAACAGCGTCGAGTCCCAATCTCGTTTTGACCCGTATCTCGTGCATGTTCATTTCGTTGCCGTTTGACAGCGCGACGTACACCTCGCGCAGCGCATAGCCGACTGGCTTCCGACCGGCGCCACGGTTCGACCCGCCGCGGCCGTGCGGTTTTCCGGGCTGAAGGGCCAGGTCGCAGGTGACGTTGGCGAACGGCCCGCCCTCGATCACGGCCTGGATGCACTGTCGGCGCAGGTCGCAGGTTTCACAGGTCAGCAGCACCGGATCCGTGGTATAGCCGTGCGCCTCGCTGATGGCGCGCGAGCGTTCGTGGGCCGGCTGGCGCACCGGATCGCGGGCCGGCACGTACTCCTGGATCGGGTCCATGTCCCAGCGCGTGCGGCCCTTCATTTCGTCCTCACCATACATGACGCTAACCACTCAGGTATACGAATCTCGATGCAGAGCTTGTGGCGGCGCGTCTTTATGATGATGCCAACTATCGGCCCGAACCAGTATTCATACAACAGCAGCCGTACCTTGATCTTCATTTCGTCCGCACCATGTCACCGTGCTCAGTCACCGCGAAGGTGCCCATGCCAGACGACTGCGAGCGCAGGACAGCCGCCCAGGCTTCCGCATAGGTGGCCGCCTTGACGACGCCGTGTCCGTCCACGACCGACGCCGCACGCAGCACCTTCTGCGCGGCGTCCCACAGTGCGCGGCTGTACCCACGTTGCAGCGCCGCGCTGCGCGTCATGTCCAGGTGGCGCTCGAAGTAGTCACCGAGCAGGCGTTCAGCCGCGGCCAGCGCCTCGTGCTTGGCGTTGACGACGCCTTGACTGCGCAACACCTTCATCTCGTCGCGCAGTTGGCGCACCTCCGCTTCGAGCGCGGCGCGCGTCGCCTTGTCCTGCCGTTCACCGAACGCGCCCAGGACGAACCGCACCTCGTCCCGAAACGCCCGGACAACGCACGCCACGCCGAACAGCAGCCCGCCGACCACGACGGCGAGGGTGAGAGAGTCCTTCGGTTCCATGCCTGCCCTCCAGGCTACGATGAACACGATGAGAAACGCGCCTAGTCCACCGAGCATGTTCTGCGCCAGTGGGATCGTGACGCCCTGCCCGAACTCGCGCACGTACAAGTCGTTCGGGCGCAGGTGCTCAGGTTGCGGTGCCACCGTCTTGTAGTCTGTCATGTGCCTCCTTGCCTTCTATCCGCTTCAGCGCGGCGATGCACTCCACCTGCCGCGCGGCGTCATACTCAGCCCACCACAGCGGCACGCGTGGCGCGGGGCGGTCGCGGTCGGCCCACCAGCGCAGCAGCAGGATGACGGCAAAGCCAAGCCACTCAGCGATGAGGATGGCGATGATGAGGGTCATGGCGTCCTTCCTGGTAACAACGTCTTATGCTTTCTGCGGAATAGTGCCGATAGGATCACAGGCGATGCAACGACCGAAGATGAGCGGTTCACCGCACCAACGGCAACGTGGCGTGAGTGAGTCGTAACCATCCTCGATGCCGTAATCGTCAAGCTCTTCCAGATCGTCGCCCTCGCCGCAGCAGTCCGGGCAGACTTCCTCGCCGTCGCCGTGGATGCAATGCCCGCCACCGACACACAAATCGTCACAGCAGGTGATGATGATGCCGGTACCACCGCACCTCTCACAGGTAGCCATCATTCTTCTCCCGCCGCGTCCAGCGCGGCTTTTGTCTTGTGCTCCGGACACCTCACGATGAGTTTGCCCTCCTGGTTCCTGCGGTATAGCCAGCCGGATTGCTTAATCCAATTGAC